ATTTGGTCGTGCCCAAGTGGGCCAATCATAAAAGAGTTCGACTACCTCGGGCGGCGAGAGGGTGGCAACGAAAGCCTCCCAGCTGCTGTCCTCAGGAGTCTTGTTCTTCTTGCGTCTTTGATTTCGACTTGAGGCGTTGGGCAAGACGATCACGAAGACCCTCGACGTTGACGTTGGTATCAAGCGACCCCGACACGTTCATGTTGACGTCCTTCGCCCGGAAGCGTGAGTCGTAGCCCATGAGCGTGAATTGCAGCAGCGAGTCGCTGTACTTTTTAACACGATGGCCGGTGTCGGCGCCCTGATAAAAGATCGGCTCGTCCACACCCACCACCGACCGACGATACGCCTCGGCACGCATGGTGTCCACCATTTCGTCCTGGATCGAGTCAATGAGCGCGTCGAACAGCGGATGCTCTTTGCGCCACTCTTGCATCGAATTTCGACTGACGTTGGCCTTACGGTATGCAGCCCGCAGCGAAAACCGCTCCTCCATCCCGTCACGAAATTCGGCGAGCATGACCAGCATTTTGTAGGCTTTGGTCTCCTCGTATTTCTTCAGCTGCCCAGTAGCTTTGATCGAAGGATTATTGCAGTTGAGCGAATGCGAGAGATGGGAGGCGTCCGAATCAGGGTAACGCACCCGGCTCCTTACGATCGAGTCGAGCAGCGCGTGAATCGAGACACCAGCACGGCGCTCCAGGTCAGCGAGCGTCTCCGCACCAATTTCGTGAATCTCTGTGTAACCGTCGTTGAATAGCATGAGCGCGATAATAACACAAAGCGCGGGCCAACACAATTTAAACGGCCCTTAATTGTGGTGAAAGAGTGAAGCTGTTCCACGACTGTTCTGCGATGAGAGGGAGCACAGAACGCGTGAGGCACTCCTCGAATTTCGACTTACGCACGCGTATGAGGGTCCTATCCCAGAGAGACTATTATAAGAGAGAGACGATACTTGGCGTCTGAAGAACCCTTCTCTGTTCCATTAAGGTGGAACGGGTGATGGAACACCCTACTGCCTCGAAGCCCGCGTCTTCCGGGCCTTTTCGGACTGTGTTCCGTTGTGTATACCGTTCCATCTGCCGATTATACCTCTGTCGCAGCCTTGCGACAGGATAATGGTCGCGTACGCGTGTAACGATGGAACAATTGCTCCGAGCTTCTTTTTTTACGGGGGTTTTCGCTGTTCCATCTATTGTTCCATCTTGGTGGAACGGTGGAACGCTTTTCGAGATTACTGCTTTGGTACTAGCTTGAGCGTCCGTGGCGCCATTGCAGCAGCCACACACGAATTAAACCACGACTCTTGCAGCACGTCAAGCATCACGTGCGGGTCACGATTCAGCCAGTGAACGCACTGATTACGAAAGCGTGACTCGAACTCCTCGACGGAAATCGCATTTTGTGCAGCAAGCGCATCGGGTGCGCCGAGCACGTAAATCTTTTGTGTGCCTGCGAAGTGGACGACGAGCCAAACGGAGGTGAGCGAGTCGGAGAAGCGGCGAGCCCAGGCTTGCTGCCCTGCTGTCCAAGACCGGATAGCAAATTTCGTGCTGCTGCGCGTGGGGGGCTGGTAGACCTTCAATTCGAGCCACCCGTGCACCTCGTGATTCGAGAAGTAAACGTCGGGTGCGGATTTCTCCACACGTGACTCAATGCGGCAGGCGTCCCAGGCACCGACCATCATCGAAGACAGTCGGTCCCAGAGCTTTTGTTCAGGCAGTCGCATTTTTGCTTTTGCCCAGGCGGCGTAGTGCGTTGGAGACCCGCATTTTGGCCACTCCCCTATTCGGAGCGGTGGTCACCATGGCCGGGTCGAGCTTGTACTTCTTGCACAGTGCCACCAGATCTTCGTCCGAGAAGCACTCCCGAACCGCCACGGAGGCCCAGTCGCCCGGTCCCGGTACTACCCTAGGGACCGACCCCTTCGAGCCGTTCGGAGAGGCTTCGGAGGCCTTCTTCGTGGGCTTAATTCCCAGGGCCTTCGGTGGCATGGGCTTCGGCAGTCTCGCCGGGTCGCAAATCACGGGCGATGCGGGTGCCGATAGTTTCATGTGCTCGATGAACTCGGCGTCGGTCATTTCTTTCGTCGTCTTAGGCATAGTAAACCTCCGGTACCTCAAGTGTAACACGCCCGAGCCGCAGGAACCCCATCGGCATCACGAGATGGCACTCCCCATCTGAGTCCTCGATGAAGTCCCCGACCGAGATCGAGTGCATCCGGCCGAGGGTCAGGTAGGTGATTTGGCGCTCGTCGCCCATCCCGTTGCCGATCTCGAAGACCTCGCCGAGCGTGTCGGCCATGACCACGGCCACAGGCTTGAAAGACTCCCGGATCGGCGAGAACTTTGCGACGAACCCGGTGCGCACGTGGTTGTGGCCTCCGGGTCCGGAGAAGTGGAACGCTTCGAGCCAGAGCTTGCGGATGGTATCGGCCGAGTCGAAGAAGATCTCGGAGGTCTGGCCCTGCCATACGGTGAACTTTTGCATTTTGATTCCCTTTCGTGTGTTGGTAGTCGGGTGAGGCCCGGTAGAGGTACCCCACCCGTATCGGTCATTTAAACAATCGCCCGGTAGTGGGCGCGCAGGCGATTGCCCAGGTTCATGCGCTGCATGCCGGGGTTCAAATGCCCGTATTTCGCCTTGAGCGCTTCGACCGACTCGCCTACCTCTTTCGCGGTGATCTTGTAGACCTGCTCCAACGCTACCGCACGCAGCGTGGACGCCACCCCGTCGCCGTTGTCCAGGGAGGTCTTGCCGTCGGCGCGCTTGTACGCTTGGTACTTGGGCAGGTACTCGGCGTGGATGACCCCGTTCCGACGCTCGGAGATGGGCTTGCGGGCACGTGGCGTACGGGCAGCTGCGCGGGCCTTCTTGACGGGCGCCTCGGGCGTGGCGTTGGCCTTGGCTGCTTGGGCGAAGATCTCGGTCGCGCTCGGGGTCTCGGTCGTGCGAATCTCGGCGGGGATAAGGTCCTTGGAGCGAAACGCTTTGGTCGAGCCGTCGCCCATAAAGAGCGTGATCCAGCCCTTTTCGTTTTTAGCGACTTTGTGTGTGGAGCCGGTGGCGATGATGGTTGCGTGGTTCATGGTATGTCCTCTATAAAGTTAATTGAAAGTACTACAAAACGAATTATAACACGCCTGGGATAGTTTGTCAAGTACCTATTCAAAGGTCCCGTCGACGCCGGGGAGGTTCTCATTCCCCAAGTCTCCCCACATCCCAACGATTTCGGCGTCGGTTGCATTTTTGGCGATCAGCGGCGACTTGCCTTCGATCAGCAGCTCCACGATGTCGGCGCGGTCAGCCACCTCCAGCCAGTCGGCCACGATTTGCTCCATCATCACCCGGCGCTGCTGCGGGGTGAGGTTTGGGCGTACGAAATTGTGAATCTCGATGCGTCCGTCGTAGAAGCGGCCCAGGTGGTCGATAATTTCGCCCACGGATTTGTCGGCGTACATCGCCACGTACTCGGACACGGGCAAGGCATCGGTGCCGTCTTCGTACTCGTGCGCCAGGGCAAGGTCAAGCACTGCCTGCCAAAAGCTGGGAGCAGCGGGGTAGGTGGGGCGGGTCGTATTGGTCATTTCGTCTGTCCTCTATCAGTGGTTAAAAGTACTACAAAACGGATTATAGCACACGTGGGACTATTTGTCAAGTACCATTCTTTTCGAGTTCGTACAGCGTCGCCAGACCCCGGATGAGTTCGACGACCTCGGCCTTTTCGAGTCGAAAATCGGCATGCCCTTCGCCGTCCTCAAGGGCTAAATGCAGAGCAGCAACACCACCCCGCATGCTGAGCACGAGCTTAGCACGCCCCACGTGGGAATTGCCCCTAAAGCTCCAATTCGAGCCCTTTTTTACGCCCACTGATGCGCCGAAGATTTCAATGGTCTTAGTCATGATTCACCGTCCTTGCGTTGAATGGTACCCAATTTTTGTAGTGTGTGACTGCCTTGCTACCGAAGAATTCGACCATAAGGTAGTCAACGGTCTCATACCCTTCGGTGTCTGCAGCACCATTGGCACGGTAGATCTGCAGGACTTGGTGCGCCCACTGCAAAGCTTTGGCCGGATCATCCGTGTTCAGATTGATCGCGTCGGCGACTGCCCCATTTAACGCCCGGGCCACGTCTTTTCCCTTGGGCAGTTTTATCTTCCCGGCCTGCTCGCCGAGCAAGTCGTCGGGAATCAGCCCCCACTCCTCGGGAGTAAGGTGCAGCTCGATGCGGCGTGTGATGGAAAAGGAATTTCTCATTTTGTCTGTCCTCTATTAGTGGTGGGTTAAAGTGCTGCGAATTCTTGCTCGGCCAAGGCCACGACGGATTCACGGTCGCCGTAGACGAGCACGTTGATGAGCGCCTGCGCGGTGGTGTCGCGGACTACTTCGACGCCCTTGGCATTCCAGAGCCCCCATTGGCGATCGCCCTTTTGGATGGTGAAAGAGCGGAACCCGAACTCACCAATCGCCGCACCAATGCTCGCCGTAACCTGATAGCGGGAGCGTCCGGACTTCCACAGGCTCACCACCACGAATTTACCGATTTGAAAGTGCTTCATTTTGTCTGTCCTCTATAAGTGATTGAAAGTACTACCAGACTCTATTATAGCACGGGCGCAATAGTTTGTCAAGTACCCCCCTAAAAAGGCGGTGCTGCTACCGACTCTCGGACCGGAACCGACTCTCACATCCGTTCGCTTATCCGGGGCAGAGCTTCCCCCACCAAGGAGGGGGAAAAGAGGGGAAACCCTGCGAGCAGCAGCACCACGAACCCATTATAGCATGGCGAGTGCTTGGGCATACGCCTTGTCCTTCAGACGAGCACCCGACCCGAACCATGCCGATTGCAGGCGAGAATCGGTAGAGCCGGATTTGCGCTCGTGGTCGACGAATCGGGTGAACGCATTGACCAGTCCCCAAGCCGTGCCTTTAGCGGTCTTCGTGTTCTGGCCCACGCCATTGAGGTAGATCTCGGTCACCATCTTGAGCATGGGGCGAGCGATCAGCGACTCCTGGTCGTCGTCCACCTCGGCATCGTACAGCACACTTGCGATAAACGCCGCCGCCTCTTCTTTCGAGACCTCACGCTTCGCAAGCGCTCCAGCCTCCTTCTTGAACTGGTCCCACGAGCCCCCGATCAGCCCCAAGCGCGTCTTGATCGCCTCGGGGTTGAATTTCGTGCTGTGCGGAATCCGCACCTGACCCTCGGCGACCTTCGATGCGGCCATGCTCAGCGTGTTGTTGCAGACCACGCGGATCGTCTCGAACTGTGCCAGATTCGAAAGCGAGCCATCGCAGGAGGAGGCCAGCAGCAGATAAGGCAGCACGGTATCACCGCCGCCCACGTCGAACGAATCGTCGGCCTTGGCCAATGCCCAATAGGTAGCACCACCACGCAGCTGCCCTGCGGTCTCCATTTTAAATCCGCCGAGTTCGATCAATTCGCGGAAGAACTCCATCACCTGCCGGGGCTGAGTCACGTTGTAATTGCTGCTCATGACCGAGAGAGGGTTGCCATTATCCGAGCGGTAAAGCGCCCACCGATTGGGGACCGCACGCGTGGCGATCGGATGATTCTCGTCGTCGCGTTGCTCGAAGAAGACGGGAGCGCGTTTTACTTCCCAATCAAACCCGGCCGCTTCGATCCACGTGTTGAGATCGGCATTCGCATCGAGCGCTTGCCCGAGTCCGTGCCAGGGCTTTTCGCCGGTGTAGGCCATTGCTGCTTCGCCGTTTGCTTTAAATGAGAGTTCGTGTGCCATGATAGTAGTGCCTTTCGTGATTAGTAAAAGAGAATGAGCATGATGCCGTAGATCGAGACGATGGTGAGGACCACCCCGATCATTTCAAGGATCTCGTCCTGGTTCATACCAGCTCCATCTGACGCACGTTCATCACCTGCACGTCGTAGGAGTTCGCGGTCATCCAGACCTCGCCGAGCTTGGTGCGCACCTTGTCCATGTCGACCTGCGGGCGGGAGGTGAACACGATCTCGATCTGGTTGAACTCACCGGCGTAGATTCCGGCGCCGTTCGCACGGAACGCCTCCTTTAACACCTTCTCACGGGCGGTGAGCGATTTCAGCTGGTCGCGAATCGCTGCGAACTCGTCAACCATCTCTTGCGTGATTACGGGCTTCTTGGCCATTTTCATCTGTCCTCTATCTGATTGTGGGTGGGGTACTACGAGACTCAATTATAGCACCCCTGGGACTACCTGTCAAGTGCTGAATGCGTCATACCTCTTGACCATTTCCCGGTACGCCACGTGCGACTCGTCCTCTTTCGGGCGGTCGAGCCGATCGGCGACGAGTTTCGCGTACCCGGCGATGTCGGTCCAGGAGTCCTCGTGGTTCGGGTTCCCGCAGACGATTCGGGCCATTTTGGTACAGATCAACTCCAGCGACTCCCACTGATAAGGTGCCACCGTCCCCGCTGCTGCCGCCTCCCGTAGCGTGTCCTTTAATGCTTGTGCGACGTTCGCCATCGTTTCGTAGTCTCCGTATTGTTTTCCCCGTGCGTGCAGCACGTGATGCACATCGGTTGGTACTGCCCTGTCTATAGCCGGTCCTATAGTAACCGTAACGCCTGTGTCCATTGATACCATTGATTCCCCCATCTCTATACCCCTCTCTAGGCAAGTGCTGCAAGTCCACCTTTACGATACCGTCCTGCGAATTCCCTGGACGGGTCCTTCGAACCCCGGAGAATCCGCTCGGCGATCTCCTCGGGTGTCATTCCCATGCGTTGGCCAAGAACCGCTTCCTCGGTCGTCCTGGCCCTCCCTAGGGCACCCGGCCCAAGGCCCCCCTGAAATCCCGATCGATCGGTGGCACCTTTGATTACCGGATCCGCTACCGCTTTAAGCGACTTGATATCAGCCGGGTGGATGTCCTGGCTGAATCCGGGGATTCGCATTTGAGCGGCACGAACCGCATTGAGCAGCTCAAGATAACCCGCCATTCCTTGTGGATGCTTTAACGCGTTTTTCGCTACCAGTTGTGGGGCGTACTGCATGAGTTTAGTTAATTCAGGATCCAATAAATCTTCGCGACCGAACAGACCAGCTAAATACTGACGGATGTCGTGCTGCTGGTCACCCGGAGAACCCGGGGCACCATGAACCCTTGACACCAAATTCTCACTGCTCAAGCCCGTCCCCCGCTCCGAGACCGGCATCAGATTTTCAAAATTCTTACGCGAATAATAGGTGTTGGCCACGTTCAGCGGACGGCGAAGAATGTTACGTGATGTGAGAGCGTCGGACACATTCAAGTCGCCCGACCCCCGGATCATGTCGTACGCCATCTGGTACCCTTGACTTCCTACGCCCTCGGGTGCGGCGAGTGTTCCCAGGTGTACCGGCTCAGGCCCCCTCCTGACGGCGGATAGCGGGTTCTTCGCATTCTGCACCCTCAGATTCTCCAGCATGTGGGATATGCCCGGATAAAATTTCGGGTCATTCATATGGCGGTCGATGTCCGCCGAGAAGTACCCCTTAACGCTTCGAACGTTGGGATCTTTAGCCAGTTCGCTCTGAGGAAAAAACCGTATTCTAGATTCCTTCGGGAGCGAAGCACCCGTGACGGGCGCCCGATTGATCGCATCCACAAGGTCCGCTGCAAAAGGTTCGCCCGATGGCAGCTTGCCAAGCATCTCGTTCTCCGAGTAGAACTTTACCACCTCACCGGGTGGCATGTCCTTGGTCTGCTCACGCTTGGCCACTGGCACCTTCGCTGCTTCGGGCACCCTCTTCACGATCTCCTCGTGCGTCTTGCCCACCCCCGTTAGTAGCTTCCCCAGGGAGAGTAGGAAGTCCGATTTCGCCATAGTATACCTCGTCGCAAATGTTAAGTGTCTGCAGGTGAATGTCGACTACTTTTTGAGTCGGGTGTGAGTATCCGCCTGCCAGATTCCACACCAAGGGGATCTTGAAATCGCGCGCCGCAGTAAACACGGCACGATCACGCATAGCCAGACCCTCAAGCGACAGGTATCCGGCGTTGTAGGGATCTTGGTCCCAGGCGTCGGCTCCTGCTTGATAAAAAATTATACCCGGCGCGTGGTGGCTGAGCAAGTCATTCGCCCATTGGTGCCACATGTTCTCATTCCACCCGGCCATCCGGTCGCTGAATCCCCGATTCTTGGTCACATTGACCACCTGCTTCTCCAGGCGCAGGTACTCGATTATGTCGTCCGTACCATCCCCCATATGGGCGTCCCCGTCGATGATCAGCACCTTTTGCGCCCACTCGGCCACGTGCGCCGCAGCGATCATCAGCCCGTTGAACGTGCAGTACCCGTACCCATTGTCGAAGTGCGCGTGGTGGAATCCCTGCGACGCGGAGCAGGCCACCGGATGGTCATCCAGCACGTAATTCGCCGCGTTCAGGAAGGAGGCGTTGGAGTACCGCAGCGACTCATTCACGCTCGGGTTACGGTTCCCGAATCCGTTCACGGTGCGGAGCGAGAACACGTTGTGCACGTACTTCGGCGCATGCACGGTCATGAACTTCTGGTCTTTCAACGGCTCGAAGTCCGTCTTAGGCAGTCGCATCGACTGGTCGACGAACATGGGGATCTTGGAGAGCGACACAAAATCGTAAGACGAGCGCTGCTTCAAGTGGAAGAATATCGGGGTCATCGGTAATTGTCCTCTATAATGGTTAAGAATCCGTAATTATACCACGGATCGTATAGGGCGGTCAACGCTGCTTGTTCGCCCAAAGCTCCAAGCACGCCTGCTCCAATTCCAGCCCCGCCGGATTCGTCTTCAGCGCATCTTTATGCCCCATGTTGTAGGCCTGAATTATGTCCTTCGGCATGTTCACCGCGCTGGGGTCGGGGGTAGCGAAGATCCGGTCGAGCGAGAGCACGACGAGTATGGTAGTAACGATGCCGAACACTGCGCCCATCCAAAAGGGTTCGGTCTTCAAATCACGAAATTCGGTAATCATGAGTCATCTCCTGGTATGTTTCTAGTGTAATCTCTATAGTCTTGAATTCATGCTCGCACGATCTACATCGCCGTCTCCTCTCCACATAGTGAAACCCATAATTCGGGTCTACAAACGTTCGCGTGTCCTTCGTACGCACGTCACTTGATTCGCACGCCGGACAAATCAAGTTCCACGTCCTCTGTTCTGCCCCTTGCCCTTCGTCTCGACCGTGCAGCCACTCTCATAATCCAGCACGTCCTGCAGTCGGTAGCGAATCAACCCGCCGAGCTTCATATACCGGCAGCCCCGTCTAAGCGATCTGTCCCTCTCGATGGTGGCCTCGCTTATCTGCCAGCGGAACGCTAATTCCTCTTGGGTCATCAGTTGTTCAGTTTGCTCATCTTTTTTTAAGCGTTCATTTTCCAAAGTCTTCAACGCCATCTCTGCCGCTTTGAGTAGGTCAGTCATTTCTCACCCCTTGCTCGAATCATCGCCGCCGCTACTACTCCTTGGTTATGCCAATCACCATGCAACCATTCTTCAACCACCTTCGCACACGCCTCACGCTCGGCCTCAGCTACTAAATGAGCAAAGTACTCGATGTCACCATGCAACTGCAACTTATTATCTTCGATTAGTTTGAATACGTTCACTTCTCTCTCCTCGAATACAAGATATCCTCCTGCATGAGTGCGCAGTCCCAGTACAGTTCCATATTTTTATAATTCGAAAAGTACTTGGTCACTTGGTCATCCTTGGTGCGTACGAATACAAACACCTTATCATCCGGGTTCGATTCTTCCAGCGCCGCATGGAGCGCCGCGTGTGCATTCCAATGTCCGATACATTCAATCTTTGCCACTGCTTATCCCCTTCTCTATGGCATCTCGTATGTTGTGCACGTCCAGCTTGTAGTAAATCCTTTTCAGGTGCGTGTACAACGTGTTGACTTTGATGCCCATCTTCTCCGCAATACGTGCAGTGGTGAACCCATCTCGGTAGTGCTCAAGAATCAGCCGTTGCCTTGGCATCATGGGCCATTTTTTACCCTTGCGTCCGTTTGGCATCCTCCGCTTGCATCTGCGGAACGGATCATAGTACTTTCGCCGAGATGAGCTTTCCGTCTTCACTGAACTCAATCTCCATGTTGGGCCTGAAAGATCCGACCGCACGACTGCGCCGATACTGCAAGGAGACCTTACCATCACGTTGACTACGAACCACTTTGACCTTGTAGATGAAGTCCGACGTCTTGGGCTTGATTCTATACTGAATCAGCGGCGCCCACAAGGGGGCCACGTCTACTTCATCGACCCACATCTTCTTGTTGACGTCGTACCACTGGATCTGCGCGCCGTCGGCCCAAGCTTTAATCAGCTGCGCGTGCGGGTGTTGGCTCGTCATTTCTCGCTCCTTGTCCTGGGTTAAAAAGTTCAGCTTGTCGAGGATCAACTGTTTCAGACTCATCTACCACCTCCATCAGTGCTTCACGTGTTGTAAAACGCTTAGTACACACAAGACACTCGCGCCGACGTCGGACCGTGTTCGATGCGTTTTGGTAGGTCGTAGTCACTCGGGTGTCGCCACCACAATAAATGCATTTCATAAGAATACCCTATCTCTTAGAATTCGCTCGCAGACCACCTGCGTGGCGAAGTAGATCGACAACTCCGGGTGCTTCTCCACCGACTCATTCGCCATGCCGCGAATCGACGTTAAAATCCCCATGTGCACGGAGGCGGCATGACTGCCCCGCCCGTTGTCCTGCAGGAAGTACGCGGCCTCGATCATGTCGGCGATCTTCACAATCGTCTCGATCGGCGTCCCTTTTACCCGCTGGTGCCGTGCATAATAGTCCTCATCCGCGATCCGCTCGGCGTTCTCGATCACGGTCTCACCACCCGCCTGCCGCAGGCAGTCCTTGAAGGGTGAAGCAAGGTCTCCGGTCTTGACTTCGATCAGATCATGGAAGAGTGCCCAGTGAAGCAGTTCTAACCTTTGCGTTGGGTCCTGGAGTCCTGGCCATTTTGCCTGTAGGGCCAATTCACCAGCAAGCATACATACGTGAAAAGAATGTTCAGCCAGAGTCTGTTCACGAGCCGTCTGTACAATTTGCCATCTTTTAACATGGCCTGCCCTCAACTGTTCAGTTAATGTTAGCATCAGAAGTCACCATAAGTCGAAGAAGAATGTCGGCCACTTGGTCCGGGGTCATGTGCTTGTCCCACCCGTCGTCCTTGGCCATCTCGAAGAATCGATCGGCGGCTGCAGCAAGCGACGCGTTCCAGGTCGAGGCCATCGCACCGACGAGCTTGAACCGCGTGTCGGGCGACTGGTCGGGGAATAGCACGTTGAACCACCGATTGAACTCCACGTGCCTCGGATCTACTACCGGCTCCCGACTCATTTTACGTGCCTCATGATCCGGGTGTTCATATCGACCTCCCATTTACGCTGCTCGTTAATGTCCATCTTCTCGCTCACCGCCTTCTGGATGTCAATCCCGTTCATCGCCGCCACGTCCAGCAGCAGGATCATCACATCACCCAATTCGTGCGCGGACTTCGGGTTGCGTGCGTACTCACCGAGTTCCTCGTACAGCTTGAGCAACACATCGGCGGTAGAGCGTCCCGGGAATTGCTTGCCTGCCCAATCGGTCACCCGCTGCTGCAGCTGCCGAATGTCCGCCCCCGAGCGCTTCGTGTAGGCGTTCACCGCGCGCGCTGCTAGTTCGCAGTTCTTGTACGCGCCTTCCAGCAGCCCCAGGGTCGTATGCCGCACCTCGAAGGTAGCGATCATGGCACCGTTGGCGTCTTTAAGTTCGATGTCCTCCGCATGCCACGGGGTGGGCGAGAGTTCGTTGGTGTGAAAATCTGATTCGTATTTAGGCACGATAAGTCTCCCATCTGTCAAGAGCTTTTCCTACTCGCTGCTCGGAGCTGTAAGGTGTGTACTGATGCCCGTCGATTTCGACTACATCGAGGTCTGTGGGACCCAGCCCAATCGAGTGTAGGCGGGCGTTACCAGCAGATTCGATAGTGTTCAGGATGTCGATAAGCACGCTTGGCTTCTGCACGTAGTTCACGAAATTTAGGAACACGCGGGTTACACCGTTGTACCGAATCGCCTCCCGAATCTGGTCTCCACTAAACGTGAAGATCCGTCGCGGCAGCTGCGTTACGGTGGTGTACTCCTGCGGCTGGCCGATCTCCTCGAACGAGATCTCGCGCTGGTCGTTGTACCCGGGACCACTGAATTCGGTCATTTTGCCCGACGCGTCGTACCGGTTCGCGACTCGGATCGGGTAGGTGCGGCAAGTACCGTAGACGTTGAACAGATTCGCCTCTTTGGACCTCCAGACCTTTTCCATCGGAATGCCCGCGTCGGCCAGGATCTGCATCGTGCTCACGTCACGGGAGGTCGTGTACGGGTAGAACCCATGATACATAGAAAGCGAGTAACCCTGCGCGCCTTCGATGAGCATCGACTGCGAGCGCTCGACGAGCCTTGCATATTCATCCACAGTTACTACATAGTAGCTTAAATCTGGACAGTGGCTCGCCACGTTGGGGTCTTCCACTCGGCGCCGAATCCGATCGATGATCGCCGCACCCACGCCTTTTCGCGTAGAACCGATTTGCCCCGGCTGCGCGCCCTCCTCTTGGCGATGCCGGTCAAGCACCACCGCCGCGTGCGGGTGAATGGCGATGCGGATGTCTCGACCCTCGATGATGTCCGAGCACTGCCGGATCTCGTCCATAAGCTTAATAGGATCAATCACTGATCCAGGTCCGAGCAGCACAGTTTGACAAATGGGTGATACAATCCCAAGTGCCAGCTGCGTGTGCACGAATTTTCGGCCAAGAGCGTCGATATACGTATGCCCCGCATTGGGCGCCCAGGTGGTAACCACGGTGTCGTACTTCACCCGCTTCGCCAGCCATCCTACGAGCAGCCCTTTACCGGTGCTGCCGAACTGCAAGTCCATCACTATATCTATTCGTTCTGCTTTCATTTACTACCCTTTCGCGTCATACCAATTATCACCCAATCCCCAGTCGCACGTAATTGGCACCCGCAAGCCGATGGGGCATTCTCTACCATCAAAAGTCGTATAAATCCTAGCTATCTCTTCGGCGTGTTCCTTCGAGTCGTCATCAAGCGATACGCCCACCTCGTCGTGCACGGTGAGCAGCAACCGCCCGCAGGCGTGCTCACGTGTATAGCGGTGCAGCTCGATGAGCTTTCGCTTCATGCAGTCGGCGGACGTCGCCTGATAAATCAGCCCAGAAGCCTTATGCACGAACTGCCCGCCCGGGAACCGGATATGGCGCCCCATGATTGAATGGACGAAGCCGCGTTCCTTCGCGATACTCGACGCCTTCTGGGCCATGTTGCGCATCCCGGGATTCGCGGCGTGGTACTTCTCGAACAGCTCCATGGCCTCGGGTCCTGCTTTAAGATAGATGTTCCCATTTGGTCCTGTCTCCTCTGTATACGGTAGTCCACACTCCTGCGCCAGCTTACCTGACCCCATGTTGAAGGCTAGCCCCAGGTTAATCGCCTTGGATGACGGTCCCCCGGCGTACTGCGCATTCCTCGGGATCCCGGTCATGTCCGATACCAGCTGGTGGAAGTCCAGGTCCGGGTTGTCGTGGTACGCTTTAATAATAGCGGGCACGTTCCCGTAGTGGTTCGCCACCCGGAACTCGAACTGCGACCAGTCCATACCGAGCCACCGGGCGCCGTAATCGGCCAAAAAGATCGGGCGGATCAGCGCTTTAATCTCTTTATCCCTCGACGGTATCTGCTGCAGCGCCGGGTTCGTCACCGAGAGCCGCCCCGTACCGGTGCCTGCCTCCGCGTCGTTCTTGGTCTGGTTGTAATTGCAGTGAATCACGCCGTCGTGGTGGTGCCCCAGGATGTGGCCCGAAAGGAAGGTGTCACGGGTCTTGAGCATTTTGCGCAGATCCAGGATCATCTTCGCCGCCGGGTGCTTCATCCGACGCAGGCACTCGGCGTTGATCGACGCCTTGCCCCCATCGGTCTTGTCGGCCCGGGTGCCATCGATCAGGTACCACTCATTATCATCCCGCAGCTCGGGCTTGAACAGCTCCGCGATCGATCCGGAGGGGTTCGGGTTAACCTCGAAGCCCGCCTCCCTATTAAGATCGGCCTGCAGCTTATCGACCCGCTTCGTGAGGCTCTCGACCGCCTCCTCGGCACGCTCCACATCGACCCGCACACCCTGCTGCTCCATGTCGATGATAACTGGCATGAGTTCACATTCGAGGGCGTAGACCTTGTACAAGTCTTGCTTCGCGATCTCGGCCTCTTGCCACTCGTACAACGCGTGCGCCGCCACCACGTCCTGCTTGGCATACGGAGCTACGATCGACGCCGGAGCCTTCGAGATATTCGGCATCTGTGCATTTCGTGTGGCCCTCCCGCCGAACATTTGCGCCAGCTGCTCATAGATCTCGTCCTCCTTCTTTTGCCCCGCGTATTTGCGCGCCAAGAAGTCCAGCGCGTAGGTCGGTTCGTGCTCGTTGATCAGCGCCGCCCGCACCATGGTGCAATGCAGCCGATCCTCAGGCAGCACGATCCCCACCTCCCGCAGGAAATGGTAGTCGAACTTGATATTGTGGTTCACCCACCGAGTGATCGCCGGGGACTGAGCGAGATCCCGCAGGAAGTCCACCGCAGTCGGCGTCTGCCGCAGGTCCCAGTAGTACGGCTCGGCACCGGGAAGCAGCAGCGACACGCCGAACACGCGATCCTTCCACCACTGTAGCCCGGTGGTCTCGCAGTCGATCACGGCGATCGTAGGGGATTCGATTCTAGGGAACATCAGAATGGGATATCGTCATCGAGATCGTCGTAGGAAGGAGCCGCAGCGGGCTTCTTGGCCTTAGGCGGCGCATCCTTGGGGTTAACCTTCAGATGGAAGTACTTCTGCCCCGCGATCTTGGACCCCTCTTTCGCGGTGTTGACCCAGGCCGATAGCCAGTATTCCACGCCCTCGATATTGATTGAGCCTGTGAATTCCGGGTGCTTCTCGGTCTCGCGATTCGGATTCCGTTTCAACATCCCTGTATTGGTGTTATCGTATTGCATTATGGTAAGTCCTCTATAAGTGTTATCGAATTCGTATTATACTGCCTATGCTATTACCCTGTCAAGTCTATAATCTGTACCCGTTGTAGCCCTCCACTATGTCCAATGTGTTCTTGCTGCGAGTCATTCCCACGTAAAACACCCGCACCTCGTCGTCCGGATTATTCTCCGCTGTCTGCTGCACCCGCGTCGTCATGTCGGTGAGCAGAATCACGTGCTCCGCTTCCATACCTTTTGCCGAATGAATCGTGGACAGGCGCAAAAGCGGCGTGGTATCCAGGTCCGCGTCCATGTAAAAGTCCACCACACGCGACGGTATGTCCAGCTGCACGAAGAACGGACGAGCGACGACCGCTTTGTAGTCGTTCTGGTCCAGCATTCGCTTGACCTCAGGCACAGCGATCGTCCAAAGCGCGTTCCGTTCGGTGTCGGTCAGGCGTTCTCCCGTAGAAAGTTTCCGGAACGACCGGATGGCCGAGGCATACTTGTTCTGGTACATGCCAGGACGACCCGACTCCCTAACGTATGGAATTCGTCGATCGATGAGCGACCTCTCGACTTCGCGAAGGACCGAGTGCGTCCTTGCCAGAAGTAACGTATCGGCTTTCGGTTCGATGTCCACCGAATTGATCGAGCCGTGTAGCCGCACCAGTCCCACATGACCCTTGGAACTAAACTTCTTATCGACTCGGCGTAGGACTCGACGAATGAGGGCTTGAGATCTTTCGTAGACAGCAACAGGTAGTCGGTGTGAGACCGATAGAACTTGGCTAGTACCACGGTGTTTTTCGCAGAAGGCAGCCATACCATGCGGATCTGCCCCCGCCCAAGTATAGATCGCTTGGTCATCGTCTCCCGCAATATGTACTTCATCCGAGCGTTTGCAGAACTTGTCGACCACCTGCCACTGAAGAGGTGATAGGTCTTGAGCCTCGTCGACGAACACAACTTCTGCATCCAATGAAACACCCCGCCGTACCGATCTCTCCAGCATGTCGGTGAAATCGTAGTATCCATAGGTAGATTTCCAATCAGCGTAAGCGCGGACAAAGAGATCGAATTCCGCACGAGTTCCTGGTCGTTCGGAAAGATCGTACGCCATCGCGGGTTCCATGAAGGTGTTTCGCGCGTTGTTAAGAATGTCAAGGTAGTAGTCTCCGTCTGCTCTTTCTTCATCATCTTCAGGTGATTTTCCGATTACCGGGATTCCCATTACCGACGAGAACTCCCGCAACTTCGGCGTATCCACCACCTGGGCCTGTCTGAGTCGAAGATGCCTGAATGCCATCGCATGGATGGTGCTCACGTTGTCGGACTTCTTCAGCCCCAATCGGGATAGGGCTTCGTGAGCGGCGGCACGGGTAAAGGACACGAATGCTACCCGCTCCGCCTGCACTCCTGCATCACGCGTTTCCTGGACCCTCCGCAGCAACTCGGTAGTCTTACCGGTGCCGGGAGGACCATAAATCGCTTCAACGCGCATTAATACTCGGATTCACCAGTCGGGGTGGCTTCACCGTCGAAGTCGGCAGAGACCTTGACTGCTCCGGCTCGTACCGTTTCGTACAGCTTCTCGGCCTGCATGTACACATCCTTCGGCACGAACCCAAGCGTGCTGATCGAGTAATTGTAATAACTCTCGTTTCGCGCGTTGGTCTCGGTTACCGCAGACAGTGCATATGCCCGAGCGAACGAATCCGCATGGGACAATCGGATGAGCGAATTCCAGCGCTTGCTCACCTTCATCTTGGACTTGGCCATCGAAATCACCGCCTCCTCCCACCGTGCGCCCTCGGTCTTGGGCTTCACCAACACGAAGTGCTGCGCCGTGTCCGTGACTTCCAAGCCCTC